GCCACATGCCAGCCGTAAAGAGCGCCGATATTTTTTCCGTAATCGAACAATTCTTTGAATGTCAGACAGCTTTCGTTTACGAATTTTTCTGTTTCTTTTGGCAGCTCTGTCTCGTCAAACACCGCAAGGCTCTGCAGGCAGTTAAGACTGTCGATATCGTCGCAGATAAATGCTGCTGCAACTTTTCCTGCTCCGCCATTGCTTTTCGTCTCATAGCAAAAGACAACAAACGGGTGGCTGATTTCCCACGGCATAGATTTGCGGACTTCCATGACCTTTTCGCCCGCCATGATTTTACTGAGCCATTCTTTCTTGATGCTCAAAAGAACTGCTTTTCCATTGTTGATTTTGAGTGCGTTTTCCAGCGTGGTCAATGAAAGTACCCTCCTTATGTTAGTGTTTATCTGTGTTTGCTTCTGCCATGAATTTCGCGGCGAATGCCTCATATTGTACACGGCTAATGCCAGTAGCCTCAGAGAACTCAATGAACTCATGCTCAAAGTTCTTGCTGAGGAGGACAACAACGAGGTTGTTGAGTTCTTCGCGAAATTCGTCTGCCGTGCCATTAAAATTGATATTCGGTCTTTTATCCTCGTCGATAAAAGAATCGATAGCTTCGTTTACAGCATCCTCAAAGAACTCCGTGAGGTCAGCCGCAGTTTCTTTCATGTCGGTCTCTTCGAAATCGGAGCAATCGTCGTTGAGACTCGTCAACGCTTGCATGACATTGTAGCGGAAGAGAATGACTGACGCTACATCATCAGGTTTGAATTCCTCGATGACCTTGCGCAGCTGTACCTGCTTGTTGTTGATGACTTTGTAGTTCGCCTTCATGTGGTTCTCCTTTATTCTGCAGGCTTCCAGACTTCGATGGTGCTACTTCTCGATGCCAATATAGCTTGATGGTTCCGTCAACAAAGTAAATTTGGCTGTACTCTTCCCCGTCGAGGATGATATAGCGGTCATCGCCGTGCTTGCGAGCGCCAGTACAGTACACCATCTTATCGTTGATAGCCGGGATGGACGGTGCTTCTGCCAGAACGAGTTGACCCTGCATAGCGCAGATGTCAAGAAACGAAATGATATGTTCACCCATTTCAGAAAAGCACCTCCAATTATTTTTTAGAGCGTCGTGATTTGCCACTCACCTTCGACTCTTGGCAACGGCTCGTCTGTGACTTTCAGAACAGAGCTGTCTCTCTTTTCAGTGGCAAAACGGATTGCTTTAAGGACTTCATAAGACAGTTTGCTGTTATAGGCAAGCTCGGAATTGGAAATACCGAAGTTCCCATTCCAGCCCACCCTTATCTTTTTTAGCTGAGGAATCAGAAGGTCACGGGCTTCAATGACACCTACCCCGCTCCAGCGGGCATCGTGATATGCCTGTAAGTGATGCTTATCATCGCCGGAAATATCAAGTGTCTCATAGATAATGCCAAATTGCCCCATCAGAATACGGGAGTAAACATCAAGAGCATCGGCTACAGCATTCCAGCAAGGAGCATCCAAATCGACTCTGTACTTATAAGTATCATCACCGTTCAATTCTTCTGCGTTATTCGCGATGGCAGCAAGAACATAGCTAATGGTGTCATATGCCTTCTTGACGGGTGCTGTCACATTAACAGCAGTCAATGTGGCACAAGCCTTCATAATGGAATCTTCATCCACGCCATATGCTTCCCCTACTTCTTTACAGATAGAGTGAAAGTCGTTGTTGTAGAACGACTTCATAACTGCCAAGATGTGGAGAATCAAACAATACTGCTTGTTTGTGAAATCAATGTACATACGGCAAAATCCTTTCTTGTTGCTAATTCTTATTATACCATAAAATTGCAATTTTTACAACATAGATAAGCAGATAGTAACAGATTGTACATATATTTTTGCAAAGAAAAAGCCGCATACTAAGTAGAAGCGGCTTATACTACAGCTTTTTCCAAGCTACGACATTTGCAATGTTTGTTATCAAGTCCTTGCTGTAAGATTTTGTAAATGATTGTTTTTGTGTGTCAAATACGCCTATATTATAAGCATACACAGTGTTTGACTTGTAAACAATACAATAGCGACCATTTTCGTTCGGTGTTTCATTTGGTGTTCTTACGATATGAAATTCTTGTATGGTTTGTTTTAGCTTTGAGTGGCTATGATACCCATTGGTGTAGAGTGTCAGCTTAATTCTGTAAAGAAAAGCTCCGATTATTGTGGACCGCTGCTTTTCTTCTTGCTTTAGGTGATGGATTACTATGAGTATGCTTGGCTCTATTTTTTCCAATTCTTTTTGTTCAATATGGTATGAGGGAGAATACTTTGCAATACAATTGATTGCTTTAGAAAATTTTAGTCCGGGTTCGTTTGGGAATTGATTGTGAAATTCTGGTAATGTCTTTCGTTTGCCATCTTTTGCAATGTAGTAGTTGTTGTGCCAGAGAATGACATTCCCGTATTGGCTTGTTATTTCGATTTTCCAAGTATCTTCTTTGCTCCAGACAATGATGGTTGATTCATTTTGGATTCTTGTCTGAAGTTTATAGTCAGTGTATGTCTTGAATATCAGGTCATTTGTTGCATTTGCTTTTTTGAAGAATGTTTTGTATTCCTTACCTTTATTTTTATCCTTTGCTCCTATTCGAAGACAGATAAGTAAGTGACAGACATTGCATATAGAATATTTCTGTTGTGGGAATGCTTTAATGAATTTTATTTTTTCATCTGCTATTCCTCTCAATTGTTTGCAAGTCTTGTCGTGTAATGTTTGCTTCTTTCCGCTTGTGACAATAGCGAATTGAATTTCTGGGTTACTGAGTGCGGTATTTCGCTTTCGGCTAATTTCGTTTGAAGTAGGAAATGCTTTAGTGCTACTGGTAAGTGTGGCATTTCCTGTATCTTTATCTTTTTCCTGCAGTTCAGAAAGAAGCAAACTGAAATCTGTGTGTTGTTTGTTTTTGTTTACTTTCGGCATGGTTATGTGTCCTTTGATAAAGCGTTTTGCCTATTTTGCTCATTATACCACAAAAAACAAGAATCTCCTACGCTTTTCAGTAAAATACTGTTCGTAGGAGATGGTGGGTTTGTTGAATTTTTACTTTACAGCTTTTCTGACTTTGAGCTCATGGTCGTAGCAGTTCTTGCAAATTAGATAGCCTATGCCAATATCGTTCTGGATGGCTGCCGATGTGTATGCGTTGTACCCGTTGATGATACGCCCGCACGCGGCGCAATTTAACTCTTCATTGCTATAAACCATGATGTCATAGCGTCCGTTCTGAGGCGGTGTGTACGGGGTATATTGCTTCGTCATGAAATCGTATTTTTGCATTTTCTGACACTCCATTATTTGCTGTTTTCTGTTGCCATTATACCACGAATCGTGGCATCAAACAAGAAGAAGTCTCCAAAATCCACGAATAATCGCAGACTTTGGAGACTTCGCGTGGCGCATGTGGTAGGATTCGAACCTACGGGCCATTTCTGACCGCTGGTTTTCTGGACCAGTTCCATCAGCCACTCGGACACACATGCATATGGCGCAGAGAGCGAGATTCGAACTCGCAGGCGAGGGATTGATTGGCACTTCGTAGTGAGTTCCGTTTTGCCTCGCGACGGATTAGCGGTCCGTTGCCCTACCGTTAGGCGACCTCTGCATGATGCACCTTTTAACACAGGTGCGATGGTGACCCCTAGCAGACTCGAACTGCTGACTCCACATTGAGAGTGTGGTGACTTAGACCAACTTGTCGAAGGGGCCTTATGGTGTGCCGGGCTGGATTCGAACCAGCGAACCGTAACGGAACGGTTTTACAGACCGCGTACTTTAACCACTTGCATACCGGCACATATAAGGAGGCATTAAGCCTCGTGGTGCTCCCGGCTGGAATCGAACCAGCGACACATAGGGCTTCAACCTACTGCTCTACCAACTGAGCTACAGAAGCAGATGGTGACCGAAATGGGGCTTGAACCCATACTCTCAAGCGTGAAAGGCTTGCGACTTAACCAATTCGTCTATTCGGCCATATAGCCGCAATCCTGCGGCGAGGGTTTATGCGATGACAAGGATGTCATCAATTTTCGTATCGAGCATCGCGGCGAGAATCACAAGGTTGTCGATGGTAGGAAGTGCAGTGCCTGCCTGCCATTTGGCTACCGCCTGTGTGGATACACCGAGCGTGTCTGCCACATCCTTGACCTTGATGCCTGCTGCTTTTCGCAGTGCCTTGATATTGGCACCTGTCTGCTGGATATCGATTGTTGGAACGTTCATTTTCTTGCTGCCTTTCTATATTGCAGGCAACAAAAAAGCGCTGCCTGCCGAAATGACTCGACAAGCAGCGTGTGAAAATGCAGTTATCGTTTAGAGACGCACCGCATCTGTACATTGTCTGTTTTTGCTTGTCGAGGAGTATGGGAAATAAAGCTGGATTCGTAGGACTCGAATTCAGATTCATAACTATACTCAGCAAACGACACAGCATTAACAGTCTTGCACAGCATCTTTGGTTGTCTCCTTTCGTTTCGTTCTGATTACATTATACCACTTTTATAGCGTTGGTCAATCAACTTGTGGTTTACTTTTTGCTACACCATTTGGCGGTATCTGGGATGTACACAGCATCTACACCCTCTTGTTTCGGATTGGACGGATTCTCTCTGCTACCGACCGGAGGCTTTTGGATTCTAGCCGTGTACTTGCTGCGATAGCCAGCACCTTCGTGCAGGACGCGGTCTGGACCCAGTAGATGCTTACTCATTGTTTTTCTTCCTCTATATAACAAAATGTAAGCCTGTACCTTATAAAGTACAGGCTCCGTTGGGATTCGAACCCGCAGCGCCAAGTTCCTTGGACTTGTGTGTATGCCGTTCCAGCACTCATTTTAATCTTTAGCATTAGCCAATCAGTTTTTACACTGATTGTTGCCCGTCGCTCGCCACGTGGAGGCTGCAATCATGAGCGACTGTCCGAAGTGGAAGCTGAGTTCACAAAAACCGGCTCCTTAGACCAGCGCGTATGCCATTCCGCCACTTGGACATATGGCGGGTTGTACAGGGCTTGAACCTGCGACACGCGGATTAACAGTCCGCTGCTCTACCGACTGAGCTAACAACCCACAGATTAGCAGTTATCGCACTGCTGGACATGGTACTCCCAGAGGGATTTGAACCCTCAATAAAGTGCGGTTTGAGCGCACCGTGTCTGCCAATTCCACCACGGGAGCATATGATGGCAGTTGACGTACTGCCGGACGGTTGTTGCGTAAAAAATAGCGTAGCAACGCGATTTGGTGGGCTGTGCAGGGGTCGAACCCGCGTACCTCGGTTATGAGCCAAGAGTTCTAACCGTTGAACAAACAGCCCTTATGGCGCTTCCGGTCCGGCTTGAACGGACGACCCTCTGATTAACAGTCAGATGCTCTAACCAACTGAGCTACGGGAGCATGATGGCGGATTTTGCACCGCCTGTATATAACGCAGATGCGTTATATTCTGGTGGAGCTGTGCGCTCAATATCCGAACTTGAGATAGTGAGCGTATTGTTCCCCGAAATGTTGAAAGTCAGCACGAGCTTACGTCCTTTGTCCCCATCATCGTACACATAAACCGAGTTGACAAGCGTGTCGATGATACGCCGCTGATACTCAACATCTTCAATATCACCCCTCTTGAACGATTCGAGCCAATACATGATTCGCTCCTTCGTCAAGAGGGGCTTTTTCATTTCCTCCCGGGCAATCTGCCCTTCGAGGTCTCTGCGTTCTTCTTCCAGCTCCTCAAGACGTTCCTTCGTTGTTGGTGTGATAATGCCTTGCTCTATTGCAGACATGAGGTTCTTGATTCTCTTATTGGTCTCCTTCAATCGTTCCTGTAAACCTATGAGAACGGAGGTATCTTGAAGCTCCTTCTCAATCAGCTCCATAGCTCGAGTGGATATTTTCTCTATGTTTTCATCGGTGAGTACCTGTTGCACCGTGAACTCAACGACAGTCCGCTCGAGCCATTCTTTTTTCTCGACCTTCTTCTCGCAGTTGTGCTTTCTCTTACGATTCACACACTTGTAGTAATGGTGAACCTTCCCGGTCTTTGAAGTGCCGCTCTCACCCACCATAGGCTCGCCGCAGTGACCGCAGAAGACCTTCGTAGTTAGTAGATAGTCCTCTATGGCTTTGGCTTTTGCCCGGGCTGTGTAGTTGTGCCGGAAGGTTGCCTGTACTTTATCAAACAAAGTCTTGTCGATGATGGGTGGTACTGCGTCCTCCAAGACTACATCATCGTATCGGTACACTCCGATGTATTTATCATTCCGCAGAATCCGGGACAGGCTGTTCTTATTAAAAGCATTTCCTCGGGAGGTCTTAAACCCATGCTCATTCAGCCAATTCACAATCTGCGTTTTGGACTTACCCTCTGCGTACATCGTGAAGATGGTTCTGACGGCTTTTGCACCCACTGGGTCAATCTCATACTGACGGTCGTTTCCTATCTTATATCCAAGCACAGGACTTCCCATAGCGATACCGTGGAGAGCGTTTTCTTTCAAACCTCTCTTGATACTCCGGGCAAGGTTCTCGCTGTAATACTCCGCATAACCCTCGAGGACGGATTCAAGAATAATTCCCTCCGGGGTGTTCGGCATTGGTTGTTTGGCGTAGAAAATCTTCACACCATTGCGCTTGAGTTTTGCTTTGTAGATGGCACTGTCGTACCTGTTCCGGGCGAAGCGGTCAAGGGTGTATATAATCACAGCGTCAAAATGCCCCTTCTCGCTGTCCTTGATAAGCCGCTGGAAGCTCGGTCGGTTGTCTGTCTTGCCGGAGATAGCCCGGTCGATATATTCGTCTACGACAATGAAGTCGTTCTTGAGGGCAAACTCGTGACATTCACGAAGCTGTCCCTCGATTGATTCTTCTCGTTGGTTGTGGCTCGAGTAACGAGCATATATTACCGCTTTGATAGTCTCACCTCCAATATCTTCTTTCTATATACCAAAGCGAAGGGAATGACCTTATCACACTGCCGCAGTTGTTCCCTTATCCCCCTCAAGCTCCTCACGGTTCTCAAATTCATAAGCCATAGACATGAACTCATGCTTCGCTCGCCGGGACAGTCCTCGGTAGATACGAAGAATGTCTTCCTCGTCTTCGTTGGCTGGTTTGGTCTCGGGTAAGTCTTCCTCGTCTGCGAAGAAGTCCATGACGGAACACTCAAGCAATTTTGCCATTTCCAGCATTTCGGATTCCTTCGGTAATGACCCTTTAGTGTTGATGGCTGTTGCGAAAGAACTTGAACCCTTAACAGCTTTGACAATGGCGGTCAGATTCGTGCCTTTTTCAGCACAGATACGATTGATATTCTCTGCGAATGTCATAGTGATTCCTCCTCTGCAAAAAATAAATTCGTAAAAGCCGAATTTTCCTATTGACAATTCGCATAATAAGAATTAGAATAAGAACAT